GAATATCTAATACAGGAGGTATATCTAATTCTCTAATATCAATCTCATTAGTTCCAATCTCAGGTATCTCCATTAGCAATCATTAAATACTGAACCAACTTGTGAACCGACTTCGGAACCTGCTTTCTGCCCTAACAATAATGCCCAACCACCTGCCAACCATCCGATGTAAGGGATGTTGACAACAGCAGGAACAATAGCACCAGCGGCAACAGCACTACCTGCCATCGCACCTTGTGTTCGTGCGCCAGAATCCGCGATCAAACACTCTACGTCTTTTGCAGACTTTCCCTCGGCGTCTGAGACGCTACCTCCGATGTTGCGGGTGCCATCCATAGTATATTGGTCACGGCGATACTCAGTTCTCTTCTCAGATCCTCCACCAAAAAGACCTTTCTTTTCTTGATCAAGATTAAGTGATTTCTCAGACTCAAGAACTTTAGGATCGTTTGCACGATATTGAATTTCATACCCATCCTTCCCTGCTTTAATTGTGTAGGAAGAATAGTCACCACGAGGGATGTTAATAGTGGGAACTTGAGGAACCTTTGGTTCCTCTGGTTTATTGAGAACATATCCCAATAGACCAAGATGAGAGATAGCGAGCAAACTACCTGCTGCAATTGCAATAGGTTTTAAGTATTTCATAATCCAGGAATCGCGCCACCAGTTGTTGAAGGAAGTTCAGGCATCTCTGGCATGGCATTGTCTAAAAGACCAGGCAGAGCACCAGTAATACCTTCAGTAATAATTTCCGTAAGGCGTTCTTGTGCTTGTGCTTTCCATGCTTCTTGGTTCATAAGCACATAAGCACTACCACCGATCAGACCAAGAGAGGTCAGACCAGACAGCAGTGCTACGACGTTAATAAATTTTTGCATTACTTGGGCTCCACAGCAGAGACGACAGGAGGTTGTTCATCCTTTTTCTTTGCTGCTGGTTTTACACCATTACCATTACCTCCCGACTTAGCAGGAGACAATCCGAACGCAGCTAGCGATCCAGAAAAAACGGATGCGATGAATGTGGGATCGAAATCTAAGATCTTTTGACCGTTAGGAAGTCTAACGTAACTGAACGTAAGGAGAGAGGCAGACCAAATAAGAACTACAACTTTCACCAAATTACCAAGAACTTCACTTCTATCAACTTCATCGTGGTCTTCCTTCTCTACCTTAGGCTTGGTATCAGCCATTTGTAGAGTAGCAAGGCAGCTCTATTTATGCCTGTGTGGTTTCTACAACCGTCTTCTTACGGCCAATGTTATACTTAGACTCAAGGTGCCATTCCCCTTTGTCTTTATATGACAATACTTTGATCTGATTTAGTGGTGCAACGTCTTCTAGGTATTCTGCATTGACAACTTCAATGAGACCCCAGTCAAACAAAAGTTTTGCAATTCTGTTTCTACGTTTTACATCGTTGTCTGTAATGTTTGCTGGTTTCCCATCCAACGCAAACAACTCTTTGAAGTGAACAATGTAATACTTGCCTTTCTTATGGAGAATGTGACAAGACTGATAAATCTTTTTCTCTTTGCGTGATGCCACTCCAATACGGGTGAGGGTTTCACGCACTTTCAGAAAGTCATCAGGTTCTTTCAAAATTACCTCAAGCATCATATCTTGAGACCAACTGATCTCGTCGCTCATCTTTTTCCTCCAGTGTCAAGCTTTGATTTTATAAAGTCAATTTGGGATGTATTCAGTATTGTGAGTGCTTGTCTCGCTTTCTCGGTGTTATAACCAAAGTATTTCTTGACGAGGGCAAGATCAGAATCTGATGTTTTCTTGTTCCAAGGTGAAAATCGTTTCGATTTCCTGATACTATATAGGTAAAAGAGATATTGAAGATCATTATCAAGTGAACCGTGCATGTTCATCTCATTGGCATAGATCACTGTGTCAACGTGCTGTGCCATACACTTATTGATAACAAATGCAGGATACTTAGACATCGCCCGAGTATCCTCACTAAGATCTCCTTGCTTGAGATTGATGCTATTGAGATAATCCTTAAGAGGATATTCGTAAGACTTAGCCATTAAACAATGCCTCAATAGGAGTTGCTGGTTCGATATCGTAATTGGTGATAAGAAGTTCCTGCTTCTTATTGTCTGGGCGATGCTGCATACCATATGTGATCGACCAGTGCCGCTGTTGAAATGCAGAAAATCGTGCTTCCAACTGCTCATTCTTGTTATAAGTGATCATGAAATCGTGAGGGCACGCCTCAACATCTTGAGCGAATCGTTCATGATCAAAGGTGCGATGTAGTTCTGCTTTGTTACCACCATACAAGAATGATTTGATGTCATAAGGTGGATCTAAGAAGACGAATGTATCTTTGCCAGATTCATTCATGACTTCAGCGTAATCAATATTGGTAATCTCCCAATGCTGAATCAGTTCAGAGTATTCCTTCAGACGCTTTGCACCCCTGATAGTAAAGTTCTGACGTGATGCACTAGCAGAGAAAGCAGAGTTCTCAGTCAACCCGCTATAGCTACACTTATTAAGAACCCAAAAAAGCACAGCTTGGCGAAAAGGATCTGCTTGGTTAATCTCCTGTTTAGCAGAGTTGAACAGTTCCTTTGCAAGATCGTCAGTGTTGTTGGCGGTCTTGATTGCGATAAGAATGTCAGATAGTTCATCACCTCTTTCTTGCAGGTGAATCCAAAAGTTGTAGAGGAGGAAATATTTGTCATTTACCCATACTGGAATGTCAGGATTTAACTTAGTAAAGTGGATTGCCATAGAACCACCACCGATGAATGGTTCTCGGTATTCTTGAATGCCTGAAGGAAACCAACCATAAAGGTTCTTGACTGCTCTAGACTTGCCCCCAGGGTAACGCAGTGGTGTGTTTAATTTCATTTGAACTCGCAACGCATCATGATCTCGGTAAGGAAAGCAACCAGATTGATTTCCTGGTCTACAACAAATGCAGACTTGTATTGATATTCAGCAATAATAAGAACTGCTTCGGGAATACTCTTGGGTTCCATCGATGCATACAGGCAGTCATACACCTGACGCATGATTGATTGTGGTTCACTATCTAGGTTCTGAACAACCCACTTCTTCATGTTGGTGAATTCACGACCCTTGAGATGCTTCACTAGAGTCTCAACGTTGAGGTTAGTATTGACTGCGAGAATACCCGTGTCAATCTTACCGCGAGATGCGTATCGCTGAAGTTCATTAAGAGTGCGACGGAAGTCAGGAAAATACTTCTGAACTAGTTCAGCAACAACTTTCTGCTCATACTCAATACCTTCCTGCTCAAGGATGGTGGTCACACGCTTGAAGAAAGATGCTGCCAGAGCAGGTTTCTGCTTAGAAGTAACAGCAAACTCAACCACAGTGCACCGCGAGTGCAGAGGTTCAATGATCTTGTTCTTGTAGTTACAAGTAAAAATGAAACGACAAGACTTGCTGAACTCCTCAATGGTCGCCCTGAGCAGCAGTTGCACGTCAGGGGTAGTGTTGTCTGCCTCATCCACGATAATGACCTTGTGACGTGCATCAGAGGTCAGAGAGATGGTGCTAGCAAATCCCTTTGCCTGGTTCCTAACGGTGTCAAGGAATCGACCCTCATCAGATCCATTGATAACAATATAGTCTGCACCGAGTTCTTCACACAATGCTTTAGCAACAGTAGTCTTACCAACACCTGCAGATCCAGACAACAGCATGTTGGGAATTTGACCCTGATCAAGGAAACCACGGAACATATCTTTAGTTTCCTGAGGGAGGATGCAATCCTCAATCACCTTTGGGCGGTATTCTTCAACCCACAAAAACATAATAAAACTCCTTTCAGATCAAACGGTCATTTCGGTCAGTCATCATGCCATGAAGAATGTCATAGGCATGTTCCATGTGCTCACCCCCATCAACAATCCAGTGGAAAAACATTTGCATATGTCTGACCATTTGTGGTGCTGGGTCTCTCCAGTGTAGCACGTCAATTCCACGATACAACACCGCATCTCCTGGTTTAGTGTTGATCGGTTCACCCTCCATAAACAATGGCCAGTCAACATCTGAGAGTAAATTGACAGACATGGAAATCTCGCACGATGGGCGGTCTTTATGCATACGCATATAACTGCCCGTATAGTATGTGGTCAAGTAATTATAGGTAGGAATCAAGTTCAAACCAATCTTTTCTTGAATACGAACAGATGCTTCTCTGTGGAAGCCTTCTGCACCCCAAGGTTTCCACACCATACAAACATCGCCCCTATCAGGATCCTGCACCTTCACTAGGTGAAGAGGAAATTCCCTCAACACAAAGTTACCGTATGCTCTCATCTGTTCAGGAGCGAAAAACTGGGGTATAAATTCATACCCCTTGGTCTCAAATGTCATGAGTTAGAGTCAGGTTCCAGTGCGATCAGATACTCCAGAGAGTTATCTGCATTAGTAAACTTAGCAACTTTCATCTCAGAAATAGTGACGTTGTAATCAACTTCAAGAATCTTGAGGTTCTCAACCTTGAAGCAGAAACAGAAATCACGATCATCCTCACCAACCTCTGCCTCAAATGAGTTTGAAGTTTCATTCTTCTTGTCAGTAACAGACATCATGACCTTCCCTTCCTTGGTGAAAATACACATATCAGGAACTTGGAAAAGAGATGCTGCTTTGAACACTCGGTTCAAGAGAGTTGCAGGGAGTTTGAAACTTACAAACTCACTGGGGAAGTTGATTTCTTTCTGGGGTGGGCGAACAATGATCTCAGGATCTGCATAATAGAAAGTAGAGGAGTAACTACCTTTTGAATTGCGGATCTTGACTTTCTTATCATCGGTAACCAGATGGGGAGAATCAAACAGAGATACAGCACCAAGGAAAGCTGATAGATCGTAGATAGAAACTTGATCGGAAAAGTTCTCTTCAATTTTTGCAGTAGCAAGGATGTTCTTGTTGACCGAAATGGTAGAAACCTTATTGCCAGGTTCAATTACAATCGATTTATTGATAGAAGAAAAGTTCTTCAGGATGTCACGAGTAGTATCAGAAAGAGAAATCATTGAGGATAGGTTTCAAGGTTAGCGGATTTGTCAGAGAAGTGAAGAAGAAGCAGAGCGTAGTGAAGGATCTTGATAATATCACGACGGGCAGTGCCTTTCTTATCGTAGCGGGAAGCATACTTTAGGATGTTGCTTCGGCAGAATGCTTCAGCATCACCACATGCTTCGATCAAGTCTAACGTTTGGATACTATCGTTGCCAGCAGAGTAATGCTGGTTGTAAGTTCCAGAGATGTAATCACGTAGCTCTTGGAGTAGAGCATCTTCATTGTATTTGTATGACATAGGAACAACAGATTAGGTTATCAGTATATCAAGAATCCAGAGGAGTGTCAATCATGCTGACATCAGCATCAATTTTAGTATACAGTTCCATGAACGATTCTTTGGTCTCATCATCAAAACGATTTACACACATCTTGATTGCTTTCATACGATCATTGAAAATACTGTAAGCACGAATGATGTGAACCAGACGGCGGGTAGAAATTACCTCGTCAATACCACCATCACGGAAGGTCTTGCGGATGATGTCTGCCCAGTCAACCAAACGCTTGCAGAAATCAGCATCGTTAACGCTAAGAGACTCAGCAACTTTTTGCAAGATCTTCAGTTCTGTAGCAGGAGTGGGATAATCTTGTTCGAAGGTAAGTGGGAAGCGTTCAAGGAATGCCTCATTGAGAACGTTAGTTCCAACAAAGCGACCGTCATCGCTGCCTTTACCTTTAGTATTTGCAGTTGCAATAACATTGAATCCATTAGCGGGTTTTACATATTCTCCAGTCTTCTTCAGAAAGACACCAGACCCCTCCAGTATACTCTGCAGGCAAAGGATCTTATTTGAGGCGAGGTCGATCTCGTCGAGAAGCAGAATTGCTCCGCGCTTAAGTGCAGAAATAACAGGCCCGTCGTGCCAAGCAGTAGACCCGTTAACAAGACGGAAACCGCCGATGAGATCATCGTCATCGGTTTCGATGGTGATGTTGACTCGGATGATTTCTCGGTTGAGTTGTGCACAAGCTTGTTCGACTCCGAAGGTTTTACCATTACCAGACATTCCAGTGATAAAGACAGGATAAAAGATCTTACTAGAAATAATTTTTTTCAGATCAGAGAAGTTACCAAAGGGAGTAAACGTATTATCTTTGGGTGGAACAAGATTTATAACAGGAGCAACCATTTCTTCCAGTTGCTGACGAGTCTCCTCAATGGTCAAATTCCACTTGCCACGACCCTGCTTGTAAGTTTCCATACGCTTGGTCACCGTGGGATAAGAAACACCAAAGTGCTCAGACGCAGCAAGAAGTGCAGGAGTGTCAACCTCTGTGCCATAGTTGTCAGTCAGAAAAGAAACGAGATCGTCGGTAGTCACAGATGATTTGGAAGGCATGGTGGATTTGTTTGGTATGAATCAAGTATAGGGCAGAGTGGGGCAGAGTCAGGGGCAGAGTGTGCCACTATGCAATTTGACTCACGAAGGCACTGAGGATCTTACGATTCACTGCTTTACCAGTGAGAGACTTCTTGAATGCAGTGCGAATTTGTGCTTTAGATGCGTCATCCTCCACCTCAAAGTCAGTGCTAGCACCCATTGTGGTTGCAGACATAACATAGAGTTCATCATAACCCCTGCTGTTACACTTGAAAGATTTGGTTTTCTTCCAGTCACGCATAACAGATTCTTTCTGAGATTCGTCAATGTAATAACGAATGAAAGCATTTGCATCGCGATTGGTAGCAATTCGGAAACCAAGAAGATTTACTTCGGGAAACATATCAGAGGTGTATCGAAGCAAAGTTTCAGTGGTATCAAACTGTGATTTTACATTGTAAGTTTTACCGTTCGAACGATTGCGGAGAACGTGACCGTGTTGGATCAGTGAGGGGAAAAGATAATCCTCATACCTCTCAGAACCACGGAAAGCAACCGAACCATTTGCTTCACCATCAGTGAGAATAATCACATTGACTTTCTCAACATCAGTTTTACTTTGAAAAGACTTAATCAATTTAGGCAGGTTTGCCACTGCTTCATTCAAAGGAGTTCCACCCAAACCCAAATTGTAGGGCACATTCAAGTGATGATAGTAGTGATGAATATCATATCGGCAAGAGAAACTAGCAGTTACCGCATGAAGTTTCTTTGCCTGCTCATCAAACTCTTTATTATTTACACGAGAAGAAAGCAAATTTACGAGGAAGAATGCTTTGCTAACAGACATCTCACCCTCTGTAGGTTCGGTTTTCCATCGTT